GATTAATTTTCTTTAATCCTTTAATCTCATCATCAATTTTCTTTTCATCACCGTGTGTTAACAATTTAAATGTTATTACATTACCTGATTTAGGTAAATCGAATGAAAATTCATTAATACCTTTTTTAAGTAGAGTTTCATCTATTGTTTTTTCTTTTAATTTAGATAAATCTACTTTAGCTTCTACTTCATTACCTTGATTATTAGCATACTTAAATTCATATTCAGCACCATATCCTAAGATACGAGCAGCTACTAGTATTGCATTTTTATCACCAATTAATAATTCATCATAATCGATAGGAGTAACAATTAATGCTTGTAGTAATTTATCAATTACTGTACCATTTTTAATATAGTTAGCATTAGTGAGAATATCCTCTTCACGTGCTGTCATATATTTCATTTCAATTTCACCTTTAGCAAGTGGTGATTCTTTTGGGTACAATAAACCTTTTGAAGGTAATGAAACCATTTCTGTCGGTAACTTTAATTCTGCCATAAACGTATTTTATTTTAATTTGTTCGTATATAAATATATGCAAAAAGAAAGCGTTCGCCAAAATGACAAACGCTTCTTTATATTTAGTGGTTTTACCTTAGAAATTCAATACGCAATAATCCATAGCAATTGTTACTGATAGACTAATTGCTGCATCACCTGATGACCAATCATAATCACCAAAAGTTGCTGATTTAACATATGCACCTTTAACTATCCACTCACTTACGATATCACCTACAGGGCCTAATACATTTAATGTAAGATCTTTCTTATAGAAATCACTATAACCATCTCTACCTGTTACTGATTCGTGAGCCAAACGAGCCCATTCCATTACTGATTGAGCACCACTTGGTGTAATTGGATCATATAATTCTAGAGTCATATCATTCCATTTTACCTTACCTTTTACTTTACGGTAAACGTTAATGTGATCTAATACAATTTCACTAGCATCGAATCCTGGAGCTGCTGCTTTTTTAATTAGGTATGCTGGGATACCATCTATATACATGATAAAGCGATTTGAAACTTTAGGTTCAAACGCTGTAAACATTATTTCATTTGGGTCTAATACTGCCATTTTATTTTATAATTTATTTGTGTCAATAAATATTAGGAACTACATCCCCTTATGCAGGGAATGTAGCACCAGTTGGAAGAATGTTGTAATTCAAGATAATAAATTCAGCCGTTTTAGTTGGTTGAATATAGATTTGACCTACTAATTGGTTACGATCTACTACATCAGGAGTATTGTTTGTATCGTCCATTACTACTTTGTAAGCATACAAACCTTGACGTTGTACTACTGATGATAAGTATGGGTTAACTTGTGATAAGAATCTATTACGAGTTACTGTTGTATTTTGTTCAAATACTAAGTTACGAGCAACACCACCTATAAATCCTTTTAATGCAATCAACAATCTACGAACATTTACTCTATCAAGAGCTGTTGGTTTACGTTGTAATGTCTTTTGACCCCAAACACATACTCCAGTTCCTGGGAATGTAGCTAATGGGTTAACATTTGCATTATATAATGTATCTCTATCTGTTTGTGATAATCTACGTTCTGCAAGTAATACTGAAGGTATTCCACCTCTATTTAAACCTGCTGGTGCGAACCATTCAGCACCTACTTGATCGTTAAATGCTAATACACCACCTATTACTGTTGATGGAGGACACAATACAGCTTTACCTAAATTTGTACTAAATAATTGAACCCAAGGATAGTATGTTGCAGCATAGTTACTTGACTGGCCAGCAGCATTATTAGTTGCTGCTATAAGTGACGTTCCATATTTACCATTATCTACAATTGCAATAGAATCACCTCTTCCTTCAACACAAGCAATCATATTATCAGCAGCTGATGTATCTAAACCAGCACCTGGTGCTAATAATACATTAAATTGGTATTCGTCTTGATTTGTTAATAGACTAAATGCTCTATTATAATCATCTGGATGGAAACCTTGAATATTAGTTGTAGTGATATATTCGTTCATTAATTTTTCAGCTGTTGTATCAGCAATACCACCAGCAAATGAACCACCATATGAACCACTACCTATTGCTGGTAACGTGCTAGCATATGATGCTGACTTAAATAAGCCGTTATTATCTAATGAATCTACGTTTGGAGTTGTAACTGATGCTACACGAACGTATTGGGAAGCATTTCTAAAACTACCAGTATAATTAACCATATTATTATTTACATCATATACTGGTTTTAAATCACCAATAACACGAGCTACATAGTTTGGTAATTGAGGATCCAAACTCATATTTGCCCATGTTTCTAATATATTCTTTTGTTTTTGATTATCATCACCTCTACGAACTATAAGTGTAAATGTACCGCTACCTGTTTGAACATTAGTTACTTCCCAACGAACATTATATGGTGAACCACTTGCTAAAGCACCGCTTACTATACTTGAGGTATTATTCATTTGATCACCCCAAGCTAATGTTTCAAGTTGGAAGGATGCGGATTGAGCTAATGTACTTGTACCACCAGCTAAAGTAAATAAAGTTAAAAATGTTGAAGCAGATCCTGTTTGAAAGGTAAATCCATTTACTGTTGTACCGGATGTTGAACCTGATAATATAATTGTTGTTGATGTATTAGTTGCTCTAATTAAATTATAGCTTGAGCTAGCTGCTGAGCCTGATAAAGCAGCATTAATAGATCCAGTTAAATTATCTAAAGTAGCTTGTAAACTTGAACCAGATGTAAAATAATAAAGATTACCATCTACATCATCTGCTGGTTTTGGAGTACCAGCTGCAATAAATCTAAATATTGGATACCCGCTGCCTACAATTCTAAATTCATTATTAACTGCTGTAGAAGCTACTACTACAGTACCACTTCCTGTTGAAAAATTTATACCTACTGTAGCTTGGCTAGTTACATCAGCCATTGCATAAGTACTAATATTACTACTACCACTAATGATTCTAGTTACAAGTAATGTTTGACCACCATTTTGAAAATAATCTTTAGCAGCCATTGATGTAAAATATTCATAGTAGTAACTACCACTTTTGAATATATCACCAAAAATTGATAAATATTGACTATACGTAGTAACGTAAGTTGGTATCATAGGACGACCACCTACTGTAGGACCTACAATAGCTGCACCTATTACCTGAGGAGCTTGGGTGTATAAACTTTGATCAGATTCTATCTGAAATACACCAGGAGAAATGATTGCTTCTGCCATTTTTATTATGATTTATTTAATTTACTATATTGGAGTTACCTAATAATAAATATCTACAAAACCATGCAAAACGCAGAAGCAGTATAATTAGAATGGAGTAATTTCGCCAGTTTCAATATTGATGTTACCTACACCATATTTTTCTTGAAGAGAGGCAAGTAATTCTTTTTCTTTTGTAGTAAGTGTTTTAATATCACCTAAAACATTAGCTTTTTCTGAGTCCATAAATTCTTTATGGTTAGCCATTTCTGATATTTGTGCTTCAAGACTACCTAATTCAAACACATATTTGTTATATTGTGCTTGTAATTCTTTAATTTGTTCAATTTCTTCTGTTGTAAGTTTTTTAACTTCTGACATATTATTTTTTGTTATATTTCCCAGCGTTTATCAGGACATGCTTCTTGACCGCGGAGAGGTGAAAATATTTTTTTACTCAATGGACACCCACATAAACCACATGTATATGTGTCTAAATGTTTTTGATGTTTTTTATGTGGACATTCATCACAAACGGATGCTCTGTATCCAGCAATGTGTTTTTGCTCAGGTGTAGGATTAGCTGCAGCAATCCATGCCTTAGCTATTTCTACTAATTTAAGCATTTACTTTAGCTTTAACTGGTTTTTTCTTTGGTTGTGGTTTTTTCTTAGGTTTAGCAACCATTTTAGGTGCTTCTACTTTAGGTTCTTCAACAACAACTTCTGGAGTTGGTTCTGGTAGAAATTCTGGTTCAGGGATTAAAATTTCTCCTTGAGCTAAAGTTGATTTTGATGGTTTTGGATAAAATTTAACAACAAATGTTGCTACTACTACCACAAGGATAAGGGCAATAACGATTGACATAATTTATTTATTTTTGTTTGATATAAATATATACAAAAGAGGGGAGCCAACCAAATTTATCTTAAGTAATATTATAAATTTCTTTGATTCTATTTATTACGTCTGTGTCTGTCCATTGTCCTATAGTATCATATTCAGCTCCTTGCCATAATATTACTTCTCCTAATTCCACTATTATGGCTTTAACAATTTTTTGTTCAGGATAATCCATCATTCCTATAATATTTAATTTATCATAGGTAGCGGATTGTTGTGGTCTTAATACTATGTCTTTTGGTTGATCAAAAATTATTTCCATATTATTTAATTTATTATAAAATAAGCAAATGTTGAAGTATCAGTATTACTTGATGATGATACAGCAAATGAAGTTGCTGCTGTTTTAGCAGCTATGTATAATGCTCCTGGTGTACCTCCTGTATTCTGTGCTGTTAAAAATATTAATGAATTAGCTGTTACTGTTGTGTTATTAACTAATACATTACCTGCTACTAAAGTTGAAGTACCTACTCTTGTATTTGAACCGGAAGGCATCAACAATGAACCTGTTATAGTAGCTGATCCAGTAACTATTAAAGAACCGGTAACTGCAGCAATACTACCACTTACTCTTAAAACGTTATTTGCATTGAATGACCCTGATGCTCCTGAGCCTGATATTTCTAATTTAAATCCCCTATCTACAGGAACAACATTAAGAGGAGCAGTAAACATTGTTATGTTTCCACTATTATGGATTCTCATCTGAATATTACCTACTCCAAAATCTCCCTTAGTGTAAAAGTCCTGTTTTCCAACACTACCTGCTGATACCCACGATATATTACCTTCATAATCTGTTCTCCATTTTGCAACAAGTGTACCATTAATAAAAGAAGATATAACATTTTGGCCAGTAGCAGAAGGGTTAGTCATTACAAAATGAGAACCAGCTCCATTAGTGTTTGTAAAATCTGTGTTATTTAAATTTACGTGAAAACTTGAAGATGGAGTTGCTGTACCTATACTAACTCTGTTTGTATTTGCATTTATGAAAAAAGTATTACTATCTATATTTAATGTACCAGTACCACTACCACTTAACGCTATGGTACTTGCATTTAATGTTATTGTATCTCCACTAGTATCACCTAGTGTAGTATTACCTGATACTATTAAATTTCCTCTTGTTGTAAAGGTATCTGATGTAGATAATGAACCAGATATATTTAATGATCCTGTTATTGTATGTGTATCTGTTACAATATTACCTATTTTTACACCCGTATTTGTTACTTGAAGTTCTACAGCACTACCTGTAATAACAGTAAATGATCCTGTTACAGTTAGATTATTATTAAAATTACCACTACCACTTACGTCTAGTGTATATATTGGACTAACTACATTTATTCCTATTCTACCACCAGCTGAACCCGAGAATGGATTAGTAGTTGTATCAGAATATGATCCCGTACCAAATAATATACCTCCTATATTAATTGAATTTACAGTTGAATTTGCTAGAGTAATATTTGTACCTATAATAATATTATTATTACCAATACCTGTACTTGTTATTCTTTTACCTGCTTGATAACCTATTAAAACAGAATTAGACGTACTACTTATAGCACTTCCTGCATCTCGACCTATAATAATAGAGTTACCTCCAGCAGTAGCGTTGCCTGCGTTAGTTCCTATATAGATAGAATGAGTACTACTAGCATTTTTTCCTGCTGTTGAACCTATAAAAATAGAGTTATTAGCATTAGTAGCTGTATTTCCTGATCCGCTACCTATAAAAATAGAGTTGCTTGCAAAATAAGCCTGTACTCCAGCACTATTACCAATAAATGTTGAATTACTTGCTGAATAAGCTAAATATCCCGCTTGATAACCTATAAATGTTGAGTCATTAGCATACGCGGCTTGAAATCCAGCTTGATAACCCAAGAAATTTGAATTAGACGCAGTATAAGCTTCAAATCCAGCTTGATGACCAAAGAAATTAGATTGTGATGCATAAGCAGCATTACCTCCAGCATTATTTCCAAAAAGATTTGAACGATCAGCATAAGTAGCATTAAATCCCGCTCTGAATCCTAAGAAATTTGAGTCTTCTGCAAAGTCTGCTTGATATCCTGCTTGTCTTCCTAAAAAGTTTGCATAATATGCATCTGATGCTAGATATCCAGCTTCTTGTCCAAAGAATATAGAATGAGTAGAACCAGCACCAAAATTAGGAGTAGCAAGTGGACTTACAGAATATAATGTAGTACCACTACCTGTTACTGATATTGGATATGATGATGTTACTGCAAAGAAGGCATAGGATGCTGTTAAGGCATTATTTGCCCAACTTGATGTTCCTTGTAATGATCCTGTTATACCTCCAAATCCCCCACTACTGCCTGACACTAATAGACTACCTGTTATTACTGCATTGCCATTAAATGGAAATCCAGTTCCACTTCCACCACCAAACGCGGATGATGCTGTGTAGTATAATTGGCCTGTTGATGTATTAATAGTTATAACGTTAGATTCGTTTGATGTTGTAAGACCTCTAAATAATACTGAACCTGTTGTGGATAATGAGCCTGTAATTCTAGTAGTTCCATTTGTTATTGCAACGTTACCTCCTAAGCTATGTCCAGTACTATCTAATATATATTGTTGTCCACTAGCATTTACTTTAAAAGTATTTAAATCATTAGTTGGTGCTCCTAGTTGTATACTGTAGTTAGATAATGCACCATCAATAAACACATCACTTGATAAGGTACCTCCTAGATCAACTGCTGTTCCATTTGCTGTAGTTCCGTTACCGTTTGATAATGTGAATGTGTTACCAGCATTTAATGCATATGACGCTGTTATAGCATAAGATGCACTTAAAGCAGGATTTGTTGATGTAAATATAGAACCAGTAACGTAGGATGCTGTACCAAATAAAGAACCAGTTATATTAGCAGCATTTAAGCTACCTGTAACTGTTATTCCACTGCCTGATACAAGTAAGCTACCTGTAATTGTTTGATTTCCTATAAATGTGTTTGAGCCTGTTGTTGCAAAAGGTAAAGATATAGCTCCCTGATTATCAGCATAATCTCCATTTATACTTGTAATTAAAGTAAGGTCACTGTTTTGTGCTGGTAATCTAACTGATCCTACACCATTTGCATTTTGAGGATTTAATATTTCTGTTGCATATCCTGCTGCATTAAATACAATTCTATCAGGTTTTAATCCTATAAAAGTATTTGGTGAAGCTGAATTTTTTATATTTATTAATGTATCTGTATCACTTCCACTAATTAATGTTAAAGAACCAGTTAATGTTAATACATTTGATCCACTATTAAATGTAAAAGCACTAGAGCCGCTAAATACTCCATTACCATTAAATTGTATTGATGTGTTTGGTCCGCCCGGGGATCCAGATCCAGTATTTACTGTGATTGGGAAAGTATTGCCATTACCTTTAGTAAAGGTGATAGTATTTAATGATACTGAGGCTGTTAATAATAAACTTCCTGTATTTGTTGTTCCACCAGATCCTGTATCTACTGTGATAGCAAATGTAGATCCATTACCTTTTGTAAAGGTAATAGTATTCATAGCAGCGGATGCTGTTAATAATAGCGAACCAGTATTCATAGTTCCACCACTAAAAGCAAATTGCTGTACACCGGTTTTTGTACCATAGAATAAGGTACCATCTGCTATATTTGATGCTAATTCTCCTATTGCTAGTGATGGAGGAGTTTTACCCGGAACTTCGCTATATTTTAATCTTATTAAACTCATTATCTAATATAAATATTAAATTTTAATATAATTTATGGTAAACTTAAACTTCCTGCGTACCAGTATCCGTTTATACCATAAAAATTATATATTTTTTGATTACCAAGAAGAGTAACATCTTGACTTCTTGCATTAATAGGATATGGAGAAGAAACAATAACACCATTAACATTACCAGTAACTATTATAGTAAAACTTGTGCCTTCTACTACTGATGGGAAAATGATTGATCCCATATCTAAAGTTCCGGGATCAGCTTGGGCAGTAACTTTATATATCCCACTAGGATTGGAGGGTATAGTAAAGTTTACATTAACATCAGTTACTCCTACTAGTGTAGGTAATATTATACTACCTGTTATTGTTTGATTTCCTATAAATGTATTTGATCCTGTTGTTGCTAATGATGCGCTAGTAGCTGTGAA